TGTTTTTTTCAAAACAGGGTTCAACAGTCCCAATATCGTGGGACCTCGCAGTCCCTTATATATATGTTATACACTTTTAATTTATATATCCTGAAATTTCAGAAATCTGAAGAGGGGAGAGCGCACCGGATTGGTGCATCTTTCGTTCGCTATCGATACAGGCGGATCGATTGAAATATACAATTGTAGTTGCTGGGTTCGATTGTGCTTATAATTTGTCACCGGCAAAAACCGGCATTTTTAACCCATCGCAAAAGGAGCGATAAATTATGATTAAATTTCAACTCTTCAGCCTAAAGGCCTCAGACGTTCAAAATGGTCGTATTCGTTTTGATATGTATATTTGCAATAAGCGCATTGCAGGCCTTATCGGCCTTCGCAAAAAACAGTATCGTTTCGGTTTCGATGGAGGCGACACTTTCAAGCAAGCGCATTTAGGCAAAATCACAGTAGGTGTTGAAAAGCGCAAACCACTACGCCAGCTCTGGAATTGGGTTTAGGTATTAATCAACTATTGCGGCCTTCGGGCCGCTAAGGATCTAACATGCAAACAGTAATCGAAGTGACACCAAACCCATATAGCGATTTGCCAGCTTATTCGGTACAGGTTCCTAATGCTTTATCTGGTATGTATCTCAAAGACTATCTTGACGGTAGTCAGCCGCATTACAGTAATTCGCCGCAATTGTGTCAGATATTGGAATATCTAAACATTGAATTTGACACCATTGCCGACTATCCAAAAGACGACAATACATTGCGGTTTCTGTTTGATTCAGAAGAAGACGCAAATGATGCCGCCGCCGTCTTCACTCAAATTCAATCTATTAAGGGGCTGTAACATGCGCTTACTTTCAATCGATGGCAACTCGAAAATTGCCAAGACTAACAAGGCCGCCAAAGGCCGGTATCTATTTGCAGGCCTTTCATTAATGCCAGCCGATGACCTATGCCCGGGCGCTAAGGCCGCCGGATGCATGGAAACTTGTTTGCAATCGGCAGGCCGTGGAATATTCAAGAATGTTCAGGCCGCTCGCAAATCTAAGGCCGATTGGTTTCGATGCGATAAAGACGGGTTTCTGGACCAGCTTCGCAAAGATTTACATGCGCTTGAGCGTAAAGCGAAGCGTGAAGGCCTTCAGCCTGTAGTGCGTCTTAACGTGTTATCAGATATCGCATGGGAGGCCTATGGAATCCCCCAGGCATTCCCAGACATTCGGTTCTACGACTATACAAAGAGACAAGGCCGCATCGGTTCAAAGTTTATGCCCGATAACTATCATTTGACGTTTAGCTATTCCAATCAACCGGGATATTCGAATCAAGTCATTCGGGCATTGCATAAAGGCGCAAATATCGCTGTAGTCTTCTCTGGTGGTTTGCCTGCCAAGTTTCTAGGTCGACCGGTAGTTGATGGTGATTTGCACGATATCCGCATTGACGATCCATCGGGAATCATTATCGGCCTTCGTGCTAAAGGTAAAGCGAAGAAGCAACCAAATAATTTCGTCGTACCGAATCCAGAGGTCATTGCCACATGCTAGAACTGATCGAAATCGGCCTAGCTATCGGCCTTTTATGTTACGTAGTTTTTGATATGTAAAGGCCTTATTAATTCCCTCACTTCAGCCTGCTTAATCGCAGGCTTTTTTTTGCCTGCAGTGTATGTATCGCAGGCCTTAAAAGCATTAAGCAGCTTATGCCTACAACGCATTCTAAGCGCCTCCAAGCGACTCAGCCGGTAAAGTAATACCCTAGTATATGCCAGCATGTTGCAGGCTGTTACAGGCCTTTACAATCGGTCGTAGTGCTACAGGCTTTTCAGGCTTTCGAGACTACAGAGGGTACTTGACCGTCTCTCACACTTCATCGCCTGCATCGCCTGCACCGGCGCAAAAACAGCAACACAGACTGCATCGCCTGCACAATATGCCGGCGCTTTACAGCCTGCACAGCCTGCACCATCTTGGTGCGACAGTCTGCACCGTTCTGGTGCGTCTGCACTGTTTTGGTGCAGTCTGCCCTGCCCTGCTTTAAAGGCCCGGGGAGGGGCTACAGGACTTTAATATTATTATAGTACCTGCATAGACTTGCAAGAGGGCAAAATAGAACTTAAAAGCTATAAAAAAGAGCGTTTTTATAACTTTTATGTGATATATCAAGCCTTTGATAACTTTACAGATCTTGCACTGTCGTCTGTTATGCACGATCTATGCCAAAATGGTTGACTTTGCACCGTTTTTGTGCTAGACTATGAAGCCTGTGGAGAAAACCAAGGTAGTTCCATGACTGAAACAGTAAAAAGAGGTCCCGGCAGGCCTAAAAAGGGTGAAGTTGTTGCTAAGAAAGAAGGCAACAGAGGTGTTAGAGGCCGTCCACCCGGTGATGCCGCTATCATTAACGAGTATAAAGCTCGTATGTTGGCTTCACCAAAGTCTGGAAAGGTGATGGACGCTATATTTAATGCGGCGTTGGATGACGAGCATAAGAATCAAGCGGCGGCTTGGAAGTTGCTGATGGATCGGATGTTACCGGTTAGCTATTTCGAAAAGGACAAGATGTCACAGGGCAAAAACAGCGTATCTATCACGATTACAGGTGTTGGTACAAAAGCCTCTGTGCAGAACGACGAAGACATTATCGATATTGAACCGGTGGAATCAGATGACTGAAGAGTTGATTGAACAGATTAAACTAGATTTAACAAAGCATGAAGGTTGCAAGACTGATGTGTATCTTTGTTCAGAGGGCTATGCAACCGCAGGTATCGGACATATGTTGGTTGGAGACGAGGAGATGCCTGTTGGCGCTGAAGTCTCAATGGAACAGGTGTTAGAGTGGTTTAAGTCTGATTTCGATGAGGCTGTTGCAGACTGTTGTGCTTTGTTTCTAAACTTTAGTTCGTTACCTGATCAAGTTCAACGTGTGTTGGTTAACATGGCGTTTAATCTAGGACGGTCTCGACTCAGTAAGTTTAAGAATATGATTAAAGCAGTCAACGAAGGTAGATGGGCTAAAGCCGCTGATGAGATGGTAGCCTCTCGTTGGTACAACCAAGTTGGCAACAGGTCTATTGAGTTAGAAAACTGGATGAGAAACGCATGAGCTTATTTGAAGAGTTGCAGGCCAAAGGACGCAGTGTATTTCCAGCACCACAACGATTCTTTGATCCTGCCGATAAAGCCTACAATCCGAAGTTAGGTGGTCAGTTTGAATACACACCCGGCGGTCGTTATTTAGAAATGGGTCCAGAAGGTCCGCAGGACATTACAGGTCAAAGGCCTAAGCAGGCTGTAATTGGTGTGACTGGTGAAGGTAAACCGGTCATGAAGGTGTCGCAAGAATTAGATACTACCGGTGAAATTAAAAAGACCGGTCGCAAAGTAAAGACCAATCTGTTTAAGAAAAAAGCAGGTTGGAACTGGACTGAAGTTCCTCCGGGGTTTAATCCACAACCAGATAAAAACTTTCCGTTAGTGTCTGTTGAAGACGGTAAACAACATTACTACACAGTGCAAGCTGAGTTTCCAGAAGGTGTTGATCTGGCTCGTTATGAAAAGTCTAAGACTGAACCAAGGTTGCGTCCTACCAAAAAAGGTGGTATTCAACTCGGTGAAAAAGTCGGTGAAATTGAAGTCCGTGGTAAGAAACATCCGGTATACAACGCTATTAAAATATTTGGTCCAGCAGGTGCGGCAGTTGGTTTAGGACTTTCTGCGCTGGGGATGTCAGATGATGTTATGGCCGGGGGTATTAATTTAGACGATACAACACCCGGTGACGTATTAGACTTCTTAGCTCCTCTTGGGTTTGAAATCCCTAGAGCTGGTGAAGGTGCTGATGTTGTACCGATGGATGAACAAGGTGAGCCTGTATATCCGTTTCTAGATGAGATGGATATGCGTAACAATATGTTGATGCGGAACCCTCTGCTTGACTGAACTCAAAGTAGAGCTGTTACCGTGGCAACAAGAAGTATTTGATAGCCCAGTACGATTTAAGATTGTTGCGGCAGGTCGTCGTACAGGAAAGTCTCGACTAGCGGCATGGATGTTAATCATCAACGCATTGCAGACTGATAGAGGGCATGTGTTCTACGTTGCACCGACTCAAGGTCAGGCACGTGACATTATGTGGAACACCCTGTTAGAGTTAGGTAACCCTGTTGTTACATCATCGCATGTGAACAACATGCAAATTAAGCTCATCAACGGTGCAACAATATCGTTGAAGGGCGCTGACAGACCAGAGACGATGCGTGGTGTATCTCTGAAGTTTTTGGTGTTGGATGAATACGCAGACATGAAACCGTCTGTATGGGAAACTGTACTGCGTCCTGCACTGGCTGACCAGAAGGGTTCAGCAATGTTTATTGGTACTCCTCTTGGAAGAAACCACTTCTATGAGCTGTACAAGTATGGTGAGTTAGCTGATGACCCGACATATCAGGCATGGCACTATACCAGTTATGACAATCCGTTACTAGATCCAGAAGAAATCGACATGGCTAAGAAGTCTATGTCAAGCTATGCTTTCCGACAGGAGTTCATGGCGAGCTTTGAGGCTCTTGGTTCAGAGATTTTTAAAGAAGATTGGATTAAGTTCACGGATGAAGAACCGACCGAAGGTGACTACTATATTGCAGTTGACCTTGCAGGCTTTGCAGACATTGCGGGCAAAGCAACGGGCAAATCTTCAAAGCTTGATAATACGGCTATCGCCATTGTCAAAGCCGGAACTGAGGGGTGGTATGTTGCTGACATTGTCTATGGGCGTTGGGACATCAAAAAAACAGCCCGTAAGATATTTGAGGCTGTTCGTGAATATCAGCCTATTGCAGTGGGTATTGAAAAAGGTGCGCTACGTAATGCGGTTCTTCCGTACCTAACAGATTTAATGAAGTCTGAACAACGGTTCTTTAGAGTTGAAGAACTAACCCACGGTAACAAGAAAAAGACTGACCGTGTTGTCTGGGCTTTGCAGGGACGCTTTGAGCATGGCAACATCTCATTAGCAGAAGGAGAATGGAATACAGAGTTCTTAGATGAGCTATTCCAGTTTCCAAATCCGTTGGTGCATGACGATTTAGTTGATGCACTGGCGTATATTGATCAGCTTGCTAAGGTTAGCTATTACGTTGACTTTGAGGAAGAAGAATTTCAATTTATTGATCCAATCGCAGGGTATTAAATATGGATTATGAAAATCGTTCACTAGTGTTAGCTGGCTTAGAAAACTGGGTCATTGGTAAATGTGATCAGTGGCGAGACCACTATGAAGCAAACTACTCTGAAAAGTTTGATGAGTATTACAGACTATGGCGTGGTATCTGGGACCCATCAGATAAGATGCGAGACTCAGAGCGTTCACGCCTAATCAGCCCTGCGCTACAACAGGCTGTCGAGTCTGCGGTTGCTGAAGTTGAAGAGGCTACATTTGGACGTGGTGTCTGGTTTGATATTAAAGATGACTTAGGTGACCAGAATCCTGTTGATGTACAACAACTACGTAACCAGTTAGCTGAAGATTTCCAAAAGACCCAAGTGCGGAAGGCTGTTGCAGAATGCGTATTGAATGCCGCAATCTTTGGCACTGGTATGGGTGAACTGGTCTTAGAAGAAAAGAAAGAGATGAGACCGGCAACACAGCCTGTACTGGACGGTGCTATGGCGGCTTTCGGTGTGATGGAAACAGATCGCTATGTTGTTCGTTTACGCCCGGTGTTACCGCAGAACTTTCTTATTGATCCGGTTGCAACATCTATTGAAGAAGCAATGGGCGTAGCTATCGATGAATATGTACCCCGTCATCACATTCTAAACGGTATTGAAAACGGGATCTATCGCAACATTGAAGTTGAGAACACCTACACCGACACCGACTTAGAGCCAGACAAGCAGTTGGTGATGTACGACGAAGACAAAGTACGTCTGACTAAGTATTACGGTTTGATTCCATCTGAGTTGTATATTGATGCAATTTCAGAAGGGTTATCTGAAGAGGAGGTTGAAGACTTAGACACTCCATCAACAGAATACATTGAGGCTATCGTAGTGCTTGCTAACGGTGGTCAATTACTCAAAGTAGAGGCTAACCCCTACATGATGCAAGATCGCCCTGTGGTGGCTTTCCCATGGGATGTCGTACCCGGTCGTTTCTGGGGACGTGGAATCTGTGAAAAGGGTTACAATGCACAGAAAGCGTTAGACACTGAACTGAGAGCCAGAATTGATGCGCTTGCGCTTACTGTACACCCTATGCTTGCTGTTGATGCTTCACGTCTTCCTAGAGGGGCAAAGATGGAAATCAGACCCGGCAAGACGATTCTTACCAACGGAAATCCTTCAGAGATCCTCCAACCGTTTAAATTCGGGTCGCTTGATCAGGTCTCATTCACCCAAGCTCGTGACCTGCAAACTATGGTACAGATGGCAACAGGTTCTATCGATGCCGCCGGAATACCCGGTAGTATTAACGGAGACTCTACTGCCGCCGGTATCTCAATGTCGCTCGGTGCAATCATCAAGCGTCACAAGCGTACACTGATTAACTTCCAAGAAGCTTTCTTACTACCGTTTGTTGAGAAAGCAGCATACCGGTACATGCAGTTTGATCCTGAATTGTACCCTGTACAAGACTATAAGTTTGTAGCATCAAGCTCGTTAGGCATTATTGCCCGTGAGTATGAGGTAACACAGCTTGTTCAATTGTTGCAGACTATGTCACCGGATAGCCCAATGTATCCGATGTTGATTGAATCTATCGTAGACAACATGAACCTGTCGAATCGTGAAGCAATCATCGAAGGGCTTCGTCAGGCTAATCAGCCTAATCCAGAAGAGCAACAGATGCAACAACAGCAGATGCAAGCTCAGATGGCGGCACAGCAAGCTCAGTTGGATCTATCAAATGCTCAGGCTACTGAAGCAATGTCTAGAGCTAGAAAGAATGCGGCTGAAACAGGCTTAACAGCCTATGAAGCTGAAACAAACCGATTGAAGGTTCTAACAACCAATCTAGAACCCGGAGATCAGGACGAGAAGGAATTTGAGCGTCGAGTGAAGTTAGCTGAGTTGTTACTCAAAGAGCGAGCGATTGCATCAGATGAAGCTATTGTATCTAAACAAATGAGGGAAAATAATCAATGATTACCCAAACAGAACTGAATCAAGTATTGATTGAAATTAACAAAATCCTTGATGGATTAAACAAACGTATCACAGATCTAGAGAAGGCACCAGCCCCTATTAAGAAGCCAACACCTTCTAAGTCTTGACTTTTGGCATAAAATATGCTAGAATATTCTTTATAGACAACGCACCAATAGGAGAATGTGTTGACAAAAGAAGATGAAAAATATTATGAAACCTACTTCGACCTCTTCCTTCATTCAGGATGGAAGCAGTTGGTAACAGACCTTACTGAAAGTTTGGATTCTTACCGAATAGAAGATATTGCAGACGCTGATGCCCTAAAGCGGGTACAAGGCGAAAGAGCAATATTAAGTAGGCTTGTAAATTTTGAAGTTTCTATAAAGGAAACCTATGATTTAATATTGGAGGCCGAACGTGCTGAAGCGGTTTGACTTCCGATGTACAGAATGTAATCACATTGAAGAACAATGGGTAGACTCTGAAGAGAAGCTAACCACTTGTTATGAATGTGGACATACCGCCGTGCGGATAATCTCTCCGATTCGAACACATTATAAGGGATCAGGTTGGCCTGATGCTGACGATAAGTGGGCTAAGGATCATGAGAGAGCCGCTCGTAAATAAACACTTCCATAATGCTTTAACGGCACGGAGTACAATATGGCAAAATTAATTGAGCGTCCTGAAGAGGACACAACTGAAGAGTACACAACGCTCGAAAAAACTGAAGAACAATTTGAAGAGCCTGAACAGCCTGAAGAGGTAACTGCACAGGAAGATGAAATCCCTGATAAGTATCAAGGGAAAGACATCAAAGATATCGTTAGGATGCACCAAGAAGCTGAAAAGCTTTTAGGTCGTCAAAGTTCTGAAGTTGGAGAGTTGCGGAAAATCGTTGATGACTTCGTAAAGACTCAACTCGATACACAAAAACAAAGCCCACAGGCACAGGTCGAAGAAGACGAGTTAGACTTTTTCTATGATCCTGAAGCCGCTGTTCAGAAGGTGATTGACCGTCATCCGAAGATTAAAGAAGCCGAAGAATACACCCGCCAAGCTAAGCAGGCGTCAATTATCGGTAAGATCGAACAGAAGCATCCAGACTTTAAAGACATTGTCGCTGACAATGCATTTGCAGAATGGGTTCAAGCTTCAAAAGTTCGAACAGAGCTTTATATTCGGGCTGACCAGCAATTTGACTTCGACAGTGCTGATGAGCTTCTAAGCCTCTGGAAAGAGCGTAGACAAGCTGTATCAAACACTGAAGACCTCAATAAAGCTGATCGGCAACGACAGGCAAGAGCCGCCTCAACAGGAGCCGCTAAAGGATCGGGTGAAGCCCCATCTCGAAAGATCTATCGACGTGCCGACATTATTGAACTCATGCAGAAAGATCCAAAGCGTTACAATGCCATGGCTGATGAAATCATGGCGGCGTATGCAGAGGGTCGTGTTAAATAACCTAAAGCATTAAGGAGCTTTAAAATGGCACTTGGTACTAACCACGTCACCAATACTACTGGGGCTACTTTCATCCCAGAGATTTGGTCCGACGAAATCATTGCGGCCTACGAGAAATCACTCGTATTGGCTAATCTTGTTAACCGTATGCCCATGACAGGCAAGAAAGGCGATACACTTCATATCCCTAAGCCTACTCGTGGCGATGCATCTGCAAAGACTGCTGAAGCTCAGGTCACCCTGATTGCGGCAACTGAGTCAGAAGTGCAAGTCACTATCGATCAGCACTACGAGTATTCTCGTTTGATCGAAGACATCACTGACGTGCAAGCTCTGTCTTCACTCCGTCAGTTCTACACTTCAGACGCTGGCTATGCGCTTGCTAAGCAAGTTGACACTGATTTGTTTGCATTGGGTAAGTCTTTGGGTAACTCTGATGGTGCAGACTGGATTCACAGCAACTCATACTACATGGACGCTTCTACAGGCTTAACTGCTTATACGGCTGATACTGTGGTTCCTGCTGACGTGTTCTCAGACGCTGGTTTCCGTGCGGCAATCAAAGAGTTGGATGATGCTGATGTTCCTATGGATCAGCGTTTCCTTGTTGTTCCTCCATCAGTCATTCAGACTATCCGTGGTGAAAACCGTTATGTGTCTTCAGACTTCGTATCTGGACAGACTGTTGTTAACGGAAATGTTGGTAGCCTCTACGGTATCGACATCTATGTTTCAACAAACTGCCCGCTCATCGAAACTGCGGCACAAAACGGCGCTACAGACGGTGGCGATCTGAAAGCAGGTATCTTAGGTCATAAAGACTTTGCGGTATTTGCAGAGCAGATGGGCGTCCGCTCACAAACTCAATACAAGCAAGAGTATCTTGGTGACTTGTTCACTGCCGACACTCTCTACGGCGTAAAAGTTTTACGTCCTGAATCAGCTTTGGCATTGGTCTTCAACGCCTAATCTGATTACTCTAGGGGCCTCAATCGAGGCCTCTTTCTAATTCTAATCACTGGAGAGACTAATGGCGATCTTTCGTGGAACTGGTAGCGCATCTGCTACAGCCGATCAAACAACGATTGATACAGTAACACAGGCTGTTGTAGACGCTGAAGCGGCACAGACTGCGGCGGAAGCGGCACAGACTGCGGCAGAAACAGCGAAAACAAATGCTGAGAATCTCTACGGTGATTTAGCGGCTGTAAGCACTGCTAAGACTGATGCAGAAACAGCGGCTACCACAGCAACAACTAAAGCAAGTGAAGCATCTGACGATGCGGCTGATGCACAGAAACTAGCACTCAACCCTGTAGACTCAGAGTTTACACTGTCTGATGGATCTACTACAGGCTACTCAGCCCTACACTATAACACACAAACACAGTTACGTTACGATAACTTTGACGACCGTTACTTAGGTTCTAAATCGGTAGAACCATCTGTAGATAATGATGGAGACCCTTTAATCACCGGTGCGATGTACTTCGACACCACTGATAATTTAATGTATGTGTGGACTGGATCAGGATGGGTTAACGTAACACCGTCTTCAACAGTCACTATTTCTCAAGTAACAGACGTTACCTCTAATTCATCAGAACTCAACATCCTCGATGTCTCTGCACAGACTCCTTCAGACGGTAATGTATTAACCTACACCACTGCTGATGGTCTTAACTGGGCTACCCCATCCACAGAGACTAACGACTTAACAGCCTCCGTCACTTGGGCTAACGTACCAGACGCTAACATCACACAGTCATCTGTCACACAACATCAGGCGGCTCTATCTATTACAGAGTCTCAGATCAGTGACCTTCAGACTTATCTCACGACAGAAACTAATGATCTCACAGCGGCTGTTACATGGGCCAATGTTCCTGATGCAAACATTACTCAGTCTTCTGTTACACAACACCAAGCGGCACTGTCGATTACTGAAAGCCAGATTAGTGACTTTGGTACATACGAGCCTGTCGATACTGACATCCTCCGGGCAGACACAGCAGACACAATCACTGCACCGATGCGTGGCACTATCACAGACAATACAACCTCGCTTACGTTCGACATGATTACAACAAACAACTTCAAAGCGGCTGTATCTAGTGGAACGCCTACGCTGACATTCCAATATAACTCAACATCAACGCTTACAAATGCTGAAGGACAGTCAGGAAACATTTACCTTAACAATACTGGCGCAACCATATCGGCTGATACAGCGGTATTCATTAGCTCTGCTGACCTGACGACAATCAATACAGCAGGTAAATACTGGTTGAGTTACTTCTGTGATGGCACTAATGTGTTCGTTGCTGTAACTCCCGCATTAACTTCACAAGGTCTATAATGGCGATCATCCAAGGTAATGCAAAGCAAGGCTCTACACGAGGCTTCTATCCTAAGACCATTGAAGGATCGCTACGGTTTAACGATGATGACTCTGCGTACCTGAGTTGGACTCCTGATAGTGCGGGTAATCGTAAGACTTGGACTTGGAGTGGTTGGGTTAAGCGTGGGAATCTGGGCGGCAATAAAGTTTTGTTTGCCGCAGGTGTTTCTGGAGATACATCTACTCATGATTCATTAAGATTTAATGTTAATGACAATCTACAATTTTTGACACAGGCGGCAACAGGTACGTTAGTTGAAACATCTGCGGCATTTCGTGATCCGTCTGCTTGGTATCATGTAGTTCTTGCACACGATAGCACTCAGGCAACAAGTACAAACAGAGTTAAAATTTATGTCAACGGCCAATTACAAACTACTTCAGGAACTTACCCAACACTAAATGTTGATACTGCTATCAATAACAATGTTTCTCAGCAAGTAGGCGCACGTCAAATAACTGGAAGTGTTACAAACTACCTTGACGGCTACCTAGCCGAAGTCCACTTCTTAAACGGGATTGCGGCAGTTCCTGAAGATTTCGGTGAACTCAAGAACGGTGTGTGGGTAGCCAAGACATACGAAGGCGACTACGACTCTGCGGCACAAGTGACAGCAGGTAACCTGAATGGGTTCTACCTCAATTTCCAAGACGATACAGAGGTTGAGGCGTTCAATACAGTTTTGTGGCGTGGAGATGGCCTTAGCTCAAGCTCTGTTACAGGAATGGGCTTTGAGCCTGACTTAGTGTGGATAAAAGCTCGTGATGGCGCATACAATCATATTTTATTTGATTCAGTTCGTGGGGTTGGTAACTATCTTGCATCAAGTCAAGCATATGAAGAAAATTGGGCAGGTAATTTATTTCCAAATTCAGAACCAACTACCGATGGTTTTATTGTTGACGGGCATTTAAACGTATCCATAAACGAATCCGGTAAAAAATACGTTGCTTGGGGTTGGAAAGCAGGTGGCGCACCTACCGTTGATAACTCAGCAGGTGCAGGAAATGTTCCGACAGCAGGTAGTGTCAAGATTGACGGTGTTAACTCTACGTCTGAACTAGCAGGTAGTATCGCTGCCACAAGACTTTCTGCTAGCACTACTTACGGGTTTAGTATATGTGATTTTACGATGCCTTCTGAAGGTACTGCGACAATAGGTCATGGTCTTGGCACAGCTCCTTCAATGATTATTTTGAAGGCAAGGAATGTCAGTTATGGTTGGGCTGTATATCACGAGTCTATTGGAAATGAGCGTTATCTAGAATTACACAATGCTAACGGACAGTCAGGCACAAGCTCAGGATTATGGAACAGTACAAGTCCAACATCAGATGTTTTTAGTGTTGGTGCGTCTTTTACTAATGGATACAACTACATAGCCTACTGTTGGGCAGAGAAGTCTGGCTACTCTAAGTTTTCTAGTTACAGCGGATCAGCAAGCGATGTAGTTGTTGATGATCTTGGGTTCACTCCTGCAATGATTATCATAAAGCGCACAGACACAGGCAGCACAGGAGCTTGGATTACATTAGACAACACACGAGACGTTGCAAATCCTAAAGTAACTCGACTCTTTCCTAATGATACTAGTGGCGACTCTGCTACAAGCGATGGTGTTACATTTGATCCTAACGGCTTTACTGTTAAGGCAACTAATGCCGCAACTCTGAATGGTTCAGGCAACACATACATCTATGCCGCCTTTGCAGACACAAGAGAAGCGGCCTTCTGGTTAGATCAGTCTGGTAATGACAACGATTGGCAACCAGTCAACCTAGACCATAACGATACCGTTGCAGACAGTCC